AACTACTCAACGAGGGTGTAGCACCAGAGCAAGCACGTATGGTACTCCCTCAATCAGCCATGACAGAGTGGTACTGGTCAGGTAGTCTTGACGCATTCGTTGACATGTGTAACCTACGCTGCACTGAAGACACACAACGAGAGTCACGCATTGTAGCTGATGCTATTGACGAAGAGATGGAACGTCTGTTCCCTGTATCATGGAGCGCACTAAGACATGCAAGCTAGAGAATTAACACATCAACCCTGCCCACATGCAGACTGCGATAGTTCAGATGCCTTTGCATACAACAGAGAGAAGATGGTAGGGTACTGTCATAGTTGTGATCGTAACTACCCAAGTAAAGGCATGAGCCTGAAACCCTGGGCGAAGGAGACTTATCCATTGCAAGAACTAAAACAAGTATCAGTACAGACAATCAAGACCACAGAGATCGAAGGGCTTGGTGACTACGAGGCTTACCGTGGTGTGCGTAAGGATGTCATGGAGTTCTATGACGTACAGACATTCGGATTCAATCAGGTGTACAAGTACCCATCAGGATTTCGTAAGGTACGCAACACCAAGGAGAAGGGATTCAAGACAGACAAGGGATTCAAGACTGATGAACTATTCGGTATGGATAAGTTCAATGCAGGTTCAGCTAGGTCTATCGTGATCTGCGAGGGTGAGCTAGATGCTATGTCTGCATTCCAGATGCTTGATAAGAAGTACCCTTGTGTGTCCGTGCCTAGTGCTACACCTAACCAGAAACTATGGCAGGGTAAAGCAAAGGAGTGGATAGATAGCTTCGATAGGATTGTGTTGTCAGTAGATAACGACGAGGCAGGACGTGCATTGGCTACCAAGATCGGCGCACTGTTCCCGAAGAAAACATTCCAGATCATACACGATAAGTTCAAGGATGCTAACGAGTTCCTAGAGGCAGGTGCTAAACCAAGCTACGCTGCTGCATTCTACAATGCTAAACGGTACACACCTGACAACATTCGTAGCACACCTGAACAATTCCTGGAGTTGTTCGAGAAGCAAGATGATGCAGTGTATGTATCGACAGGTATCGAATCCTTCGATGATGTTGCACTTGGTCTGATGCAAGGACACTTCACTGTGTTCCAAGCACCTGAAGGTATCGGCAAGACAGAGTTCATGCGCTACCTAGAGTACCACGTCTTGACTGAACACAAGGATACAAGCATTGCTATCTGTCACCTCGAAGAAACAGAGAAGCGAAGTGTGTTAGGTCTGGTGTCGTATCACTTGAACATGAACCTGACACGCAAAGACTTGATTCAAGAGAACGATATGGAAGAGGAAGTCAAGCAAGCAATCATCGAACTATCACAAGATGAACGCCTGTTCCAGTTCCAGATCGCAGTAGACGAAGACCCTATGGACATACTAGAAAAGATCAGGTATTTCCGTGAGGCTTGTGGAGTAGACTATGTATTCTTTGAACCGATACAAGACTTAGCCTACTCTCGTAAGGGTGAAGAGTCAGTAGAGAAATGGTTGTCTGCCTTGTCAGTACAGCTATCTCGCATTGCCTCTGAACTAAATGTGGGAATCGTAACCATCGCCCATGAGAATGATGATGGACAGGTACGAGATTGCAGAACCATTGCGAAACGTGCATCTGTTGTAGTGAAACTAGAACGTGATAAGATGGCAGAGGATCGTGATGAAAGGAACACAACGAAACTACTACTCGTCAAGAACAGACCTGCAGGTAAAACAGGATTCGCAGGTAAGCTCAGATTCGACGAGGCAAGCTTCAAGCTCTCAGAAGATAGAGGACGATGGAGCTAATCCATATGATGACGTGACGCACTGGATAGGAGAATTGAATGATAGTATTCGCAGACATAGAGACAGAGAGCCTGACCCCTGACAAGTTGTGGTGTATCTGTGTAAAGGAGAAAGAGTCAGGTAAGACACACCAGTTCGTCAACCTACATGAGAACGAAGAGGAACGTGATCGGTTCAAGCAGTACGCCAAGGGTGTCACACGTTGGGTTGGTCACAACTTTATCAACTTCGATGCGCCTGTGATCAACAGGATTGTAGGACAAGTCATCGACATGCAGAAGATTGTTGATACCTTGGTTGTGTCTATGCTACTTGACTTCGGTATCGGATCACACAGTCTAGGTACATGGGGTGAGAAACTAGGCTTCCCGAAGGATGACTTCAAGGACTTCGAGGGTGGCCTGACACAAGAGATGTTAGACTACTGTCACCGTGACGTTGAGGTAACAGAGAAACTATTCGATCACTTCTCTAAGCAGATCAAGGACAAGGATTGGTCACAGTCTATGCGCCTTGAACATGATGTAGCAATCATCTGCCAAGAGATGCACGAGGGTGGGTTTGAGTTCGACATCGCAACTGCGAATCGTTTGCATCTAGAGATTACTAAACGACTACAAGAACTAGAGGAACGTATTCATCAGGCATTCCCGCCCAAGCTAGAGCTAATCAAGACTATCAAGTACCGTGTCAAGGAAGACGGTAACCTATTCAAGAATGTAGAGACTGCACTCAACTCATACCCTGAGACAAAGATTGTTGATGGTATGCTAGAGTGCTACGACTACGTAGAGTTTAACCCAGGTTCTACTAAGCAACGAGTCGAGAGATTGTGGGATGCAGGTTGGAATCCTGTAGATAAAACAGTCGGTCACCGTGAAGCTATCCGCAAGGAACAGACAGAGAAACTTGACTACTACAAGAAGTATGGTTGGACAGTATCAGAGGAGAACCTCAACACGCTGCCCCAGAGCGCACCAGAGGGGGCAAAGGCACTGGCTGAGTGGTTGACCCTAGAGGGACGCAGAAGCACACTCACAGAGTGGCTACAGGCAGTGGAGAGTAGCAGGGATACACGCATCCACGGTCAGTTCATGCACATAGGATCATGGACAGGACGCATGGCACACCGTCACCCTAACATGGGTAACATACCAAGTGTGTATCATGGTGATGCTAAGACTGCGGTAGATAAAGTAAAGGCAGATTACGATGGACAGTTTAGAGACTTATGGACAACACCTGATGGCTGCTATCTTGTTGGCACGGATGCTGCAGGAATCCAACTTCGGATACTTGCTGACATCATGGAGAGTAAGCAGTATGTTAAGGCTATTATCGAAGGTAAGAAAGAAGACGACACAGATATACACAACCTTAATCGTAAGGCTCTGGGTCTGAATCATATCACAAGAGACATGGCTAAGACATTCATCTATGCATTCCTACTTGGTGCAGGTACAGCAAAGATCGCACAGATACTGAAGACAGGTATGGGTCAGGCAAACAAAGCAGTGTCTAACTTTACTAACAGTATCGAAGGACTAGCTAAACTAAAGAAGAATGTCATACCTGAGATAGCATCTCGTGGTTACTTCAGAGGGTACGATGGACGCAAGGTTGTAGTACCTAACGAACACAAGACACTAGCAGGTATGCTACAGAATGGCGAGACACTTGTAATGAAGTACGCTACAAGACGGTGGCGTGAACAAGCAAAGCAAGAAGGTCTTGACTTTAAGATATGTACATGGGTACATGACGAATGGCAAACAGAAGTAAGAGGGAGTTATCAAGACGCAGAGAGACTAGCTCAGATACAATGTGATGCGATCCAATGGGCAGGTTTGCATCTCGGAATTATGTGTCCGTTAGAGGGTGAATCTTCGATAGGAAAATCGTGGAAAGATACACATTGACCCCTTGACAGACGCTACTATATGTATTAATATATAAGTATGGCCCTACAAAATAGAAGGAAAACCAATGCCTAAAACAATCTACAAAGAAGTAACAACTACTGGTGCAATCGAATGGCCTCGCCTAACTGAGGAAAACCGTGACCTTACAGGGTATGGTGGTGCGTATGAAAAGTCGGACGGTGCTTACACTGTCAACCAGGTACTCACCAAGGACGGTATGAAAGCACTGAAGGACGCAGGTTCTCAGAAGCAACCTAACCAGAATCGTATGATTGATGGTGAGATTGTAGTAAAGTTTGTGCGTCCACACAAGGTTACAAAGAAGGACGGTACTGAGATTCCACAAGCAGGTGGAGCACCGAAGGTAACAGACAAGGACGGTAACCCTTGGACTTCAGACATGGGTGTTATCGGTAACGGTACTGTAGCTGAGTGTACTAACCTAGTCACTACCTTCACAGGTTCAGACGGTAAACAGTACAGCCGTACATCCTTGGTTGGTGTCAAGGTACTTGAGCTTGTTGAGTACATCCAAGAGAACGAGGCAGTAGGCTTCTAATGAAAACCATTGATACTCTGATTGCTGATATGCAAGAGGTTATCAAAGGTAACGGTGGGTGGTCTGGATTAGAGGGTTCTATTCTAGGCCACAACATCGCTCTGATGGCTAACAAACGATTCAGCAAACCACAGGAGCCACGAGGTTATCTATCTCTGTCTTCTATCGGTACGCCATGCAAGAGAAAGCTATGGTACAAAGTCAACACACCTGCAGAGGGTTCACCCCTAGAAGCTAACGCACTGTTCAAGTTCTTTTATGGTGACATGATTGAAGAACTAGCACTGACCATTGCAATGGCTGCAGGACATGATGTAGAGGGACAACAAGATCGTCTGAATGTACACGGTATCAAAGGTCATCGTGATGCAGTGATTGACGGTATGACTATTGATGTCAAGTCTTGTAGTCCCTATGCATTCAAGAAGTTCAAGGAAGGAAACCTACGACAAGACGATCCATTCGGTTACATCAGTCAGTTATCTAGTTATGTGTATGCAGGGCAGGATGATGATAAGGTAACAGATAAAACACACGGCGCATTCTTAGCGATAGATAAACAGAACGGACACATGTGCCTAGATGTTTATGACTTCACAGAGGAACTCAGAACCAAAGAGCAAGAGATGCTAGAGGCTAAAGAACTTGTCGCAGGTGACATGCCTGATCAACGACAGAAGAAAGTTCCACAGTCCAAGTCGAGTCCCAATAGCAAGCTGCCTATGATGTGTAGCTACTGTGAGTTTAAGAAGCAGTGTTGGCCTGAAGCACGTAAGTTTATTTACAGCACTGGCCCTGTCTACCTAGTCGATGTACGCTCAGAACCTAAAGTTCCAGAGGTGTCTATGGATGAAGATTAAAGTAAGACAGAGAGCACTGAGGGCAGGTTATCGTTCAGGTCTTGAGCAAGATACTGCTAAGTTCTTAAAAGAGAGAGGTGTTAAGTTTACTTATGAACAATTCAAGATTAAGTGGGTTGATCCTAAGACTAAGACTTACACACCTGACTTTGTTTTAGAGAACGGTATCATAATCGAAACCAAAGGGCGGTTCATTTCCCCAGATAGAGCTAAACACCTAGCTGTACGTGATCAGTACCCTGACTTAGATATACGGTTTGTCTTTACAAATAGTAGGACTAAACTATATAAGGGTAGCAAGACTACTTACGGTATGTGGTGCGACAAGTACGGATTCAAATACGCAGACAGGGTTATCCCTAATGCTTGGCTAAAGGAACCTAAGAAATGAAACTCATACTACACAAGGTGTTGCAAGAACCATTTGAGCACCCTGAGTACGTGGATGAAGACGGTAACAATCCTTACTGTGTTGTCTACTTATCAGAGTACAAT